AAGGGGATTGAGCGCCAGATGACCGAAGGGGAATTAAAACGGCTTGCAGAACGGCAGCTGGCGAAATGGGCAAAGCATGTTAGTAACGGCCTGAGCGTTCCGCCAGTCCGGCGACAACTGGCGGCACCCAAACGCCCGTCGGGGCCAACGCCAATTGAGTTGCTGAAACAGGAATATGAACGCCGGAAAGCGGCTGGGTTTGTTTGAGTTGAGAAGTAATTTTTACCGGGAGGAAATTTATGGAGACTGTTTTTGACGCACTGAAAGCGATGGGAAAAGCCACGTCGGTAGAACTGGCTGCGCGACTTGATATCAGTCGTGAAGAAGTGCTGAACGAACTATGGGAACTGAAAAAGGCTGGTTTCGTTGATAAAAGCGCGTACACCTGGCGTGTGGCTTATAACAACGTTCAGCGGGAACAGCCAGCGTCGGCAGAACTGTCGGAAGAAACCACCACGGCAACAGTCGCTAAAATTTCGGAGAGCGATTTAACTGCGACGATTGAACAACGTGGCCCACAAACGGCGGATGAACTGGCTACGTTTTTCGGCATCACATCACGCAAAGTGGCTTCAACGCTGGCAATGGCAATCAGTAAAGGTCGTCTGATTCGCGTTAATCAGAACGGTAAATTTCGTTACTGCATGCCGGGCGATAATTTACCAGCAGAGCCGAAAGCTGCATCGGTAGCGGAAACTGATGGTAAAGCCTTTCCTCAGCCAGCCGGTGTTGCGTTACCAGTACAGGAAGCTGCAACACAGGAAGATATTAAAACAGAAACTGTGGCGGACATTGTGCAGTCGTTGCCATCGTTTACCGAAACGCAAGCAGATGAGCTGATTTTTCCGTCCCTGCGCAGGGCAAACCTGGCGCTGCGCAGGGCGAAAAGTGATGTTCAGAAGTGGGAGCGAGTCTGCGCCGCGCTGCGGGAGCTGAACAAGCACCGGGATATTGTTCGACAGATTACTGATTCTTCCCGCCGTGTTGTATCGGAAAAGTGATTGCCGGAGGCGCTTATGGTAAAAGTATTTACACAAGAAGAGCGGGAAAAAATTAAAGGGCAGGTTGTTGAACTAGTACGCCGGAGTGGGCGCGAGATGTTACGGCAACTGGAAGCCAAGACAGGTGCGACAAGATATCTGATGAGCGTTCTCGCCAGAGAGCTGGTTGCCAGTGGCGATGTATACAACTCTGGTTACGGGTTATTCCCGTCTGAACAGGCTCGTAAGGACTGGCAAAATGCCCGCAAAAAACTATCTAGGGCAAAGGTGAAGAAACCATCTGTGGTTGATCCGGATCTTATCTGGTCATTACCAGACGGAGAAATACGCCGCTACGACAGGCGTCTGAACATAATCTGTAGCGAGTGCCGGAAGAGCGAAGCTATGCAGCGTGTACTGGCTTTCTATCAGGGTAATTTTCAGAAGGTGCTGTTGTGAGCCAAATTAACAATCGGAACTTCGTGAAGAGAAAGCATAATCCAAATCTGAATAATTAAGTTCAGCACTGTAAATAAAATTTAATCCTTAACTGGAGGTATATTTATGTTAAATACACAGAAAGCCATTAATGCGGAAAAATATAACGAGTGGGCAAGAAAATTCTCTGAGCAGATTTTTAAAATTACTGGCGATGAGAATGTGGCAAAAAATGAATTAGAACCGTGGACACCTGAAGGAAACGCACCAAATTATTGCTGGTGGGAGGTTGATCCGGTTGATGCTGCAAATGAAGCCATGAGTTACCACAACGATTAATGTCGGGAGGCCGCCCGAAAGGGCGGTAAGAAATGACTACATTATTCAGAAAAGAATATCCGCAAAAAAGTAGGGCGACAGAATTTTTGTTTCTCATTCTGTTTATCGTATTGATGATACCGATATCCCCTCTAATTTTTGTCTGGGCAATCGGGAAAATAATTGAGCCAGTTACTGAATTGTATACCGACGTTGTATGGGCGTCGTTCAACACACTGCACAATAAAATTAATCCGTATAAGGAAAACTGATATGGCAACTTTGACAAAAAAAGAACGGGCATGGTTAAACGAATTACAGGAAGTTCTTGATCGCTGTCCATCACCGAAAAAAATTGGCTTTTACACCATTGGCGATAAAAGCATTTACCTGTATGACCTACGCCGCATGGATGAAATCATGGAGGCTCTTGATAATCGTTCGTCGATGGATTGGTGTGTTGCTGTTCATGATATGAATGCAGGGTTTGATGAAAAGATTTTGTTCCCCTCATCAGTTGAAAGCACTGCGGGTTAAGGAGTAACACATGACCACTATTACCAAAGAACGTATTGAATTGTTCATTAAAAATCCGGTTGAAAACGGGCTTACCCGTGGTGAACAAATGGAACTGGCACGGATTGCGCTGGCATCGCTGGAAGCAGAGCCGGTGGCAAAGATTATAGCTCATTACCCATTAGGGGTTGACGTAGGCAAACAAAAATTCGTACAGGCCATTAGAGAGCTTCCTGACTTTGGCGGATATCTATTTGCCGCCCCTCCAGCGCCGATAGTGCCGGAAGAAATGTATTGGCAGGATGCGCCAGTTGAAGGCAGCAGCAAAGCGGCTGCATACGCTACAGGCTGGAACGATTGCCGCGAAGCCATGCTTCAGTCCGGAAACTTTCGGGAAAATAAAGATTCGTCAACCAATAATTTTCGGAAAATCCCGGAAGCGTCAACCAGCTCTCCGGTAACTCCGGCTCTTCTGCCTGGTGGTTTCACCATTGAGGAGGCGAAGGAATTACATGAAGACCTGGTACGCAGCCACATAAGCAAGGCCTTAAGTGGCGAAAAGATGAAAAAGAAAGATCGCGATGCTGATTTGCGCTGGATTCATGGCGTTATAGTTCAGGCAGCGTGGTTTGTAAAAGCATCACTGGAGCAGAATGCACTATCGGGCAACTATCCGGTAACTCCGGATAGTTGGATAAGCTGTAGTGAGCGAATGCCGGATACCAAAACAGCCGTTCTTGTTGCCGTGGAGTTTGACAGGAAAGGTGACTGGCGAATGAAATGGGCGACTTACATCCCGGGTCATCCTGACGCTAATGATGGGTGGATAATTCCTGGTGCGTCGTGGAAACCGTCACACTGGATGCCGCTACCAGAACCGCCGCAGGAGGTGCGCCAATGAACTGGCCTGAAGCATTTGCAATTACAGGCGTTGCTATGGCTATCGCTTTTTTAGTATATGTTATTTGTCGGTGGGGGTAAAAACGTTCGCCGGGATTAACACCAAAGGAGGGAATATGTCGGATGATATATCACTGGCAATGGAAGGTGCGCTGGCTGTTGTTGCTGTTGTGGGCGTTTACTGCCTGGTTGTGTTTTTGATGGATCGACTAGGGAACTGAATTCATTACGATATGGGAATTCCCATATCGGGTAAAAACGGTTTGCGGGAAAAGGAGAGTTAAGTAGAATTGCTGCGGGTGCTTGAGGCTATCTGTCTCAGGCATGAACACCAAAAGGCAGATAGAGAAAAGCCCCAGTTAACATTACGCGTCCGGCAAGACGCTTAACATTAATCTGAGGCCATATCTATGCTCTACACACGTAGGTTAGCCTCTTACGGACCGAAAGGTCAAGGAGAAGCAGGCTATGAAGCAGCAAAAGGCGATGTTAATCGCCCTGATCGTCATCTGTTTAACCGTCATAGTGACGGCACTGGTAACGAGGAAAGACCTCTGCGAGGTACGAATCCGAACCGGCCAGACGGAGGTCGCTGTCTTCACAGCTTACGAACCTGAGGAGTAAGAGACCCGGCGAGGGAGAAATCCCTCGCCACCTCTGATGTGGCAGGCATTCTCAACGCACCCGCACTTAACCCGCTTCGGCGGGTTTTTGTTTTTATTTTCAACGCATTTGAAGTTCTGGACGGTGCCGGAATAGAATCAAAAATACTTAAGTAGCGCGCAGGGATAAGAGGGATGGTCCCTTAAAGGGGAGAGCTAATTATCCGGAAGGATTCTGATGATGAACATCGAAGAACTGCGTAAAATTTTTTGTGAAGATGGCCTCTATGCTGTGTGCGTTGAAAATGGAAATATTGTTAGTCATTACCGCATTGTGTGTTTGCAAAAAAATGGGGCTGCGTTAATTAATTTTGTGGATGCCCGAGTGACGGACGGATTTATCTTGCGCGACGGTGAGTTTGTCACTTCATTACAGGTATTGAAAGAGATCGGAATAAAAGCTGGCTTTTCTGCTTTTTCAGAAGAATAAACTCATCTACAATCTTGCGCGGGGCTGAACTCCCGCTGAGTAACACCGTGCCACCGGAGAAAACCGATGGCACGCAACGCAAAATATTACAAACATGATAATTCGACCGTTCTTGCCCACACGCACGAGCGGTATTCTCACGCATTTAAGTCAGACTGGTACCAGCATCCCCCATGCACTGAAGAACAGGCCGAATGGCTCATTCAGTGTTACCGCAGGCGCGGATGCGAGGTTAAAAAAGCCCTTAGCCTCGACTACCGTCACTGGATAATCTCCGTCAGGCTGCCTTACTCCGAACGCCCACCGCGTCCGTCCCGCACATTCCAGCAACGCATCTGGAGGTAACGTGCGGGTATTACTTCGACCTGTTCTGGTACCGGAACTCGGGCTGGTGATCGTTAAGCCGGGCCGTGAATCCATGCCGGTATTCCACAATACCCGGGTACTGGTGGAGCCGGAACCGAAAAGCATGCGTAATCTGCCGTCCGGGGTCGTTCCTGCCGTTCGCCAGCCGCTGGCGGAGGATAAATCATTACTGCCATTTTTCAGCGACGAACGAGTGATTCGTGCTGCTGGTGGCGCTGGCGCACTGTCTGACTGGCTCCTGCGTCATGTCAAATCCTGCCAGTGGCCTCATGGTGACTACCATCACAGTGAAACCGTCATACATCGTTATGGTACCGGCGCAATGGTGTTGTGCTGGCACTGCGACAACCAGCTGCGCGACCAGACCTCCGAATCACTCGGGCAACTTGCTCACCAAAACCTGTCTGCATGGATGATTGACGTCATACGCCATGCAATGAATGGCTCGCAGGAACGGGAATTATCGCTGGCTGAATTATCCTGGTGGGCGGTCCGCAATCAGGTGGCGGACGCGCTACCGGAAGCGGTATTACGTCGTTCGCTGGGGTTGCGTGCGGAAAAAATCCGCTCAATGTACCGTGAAAGCGACATCGTACCGGGAGAGCAGACCGCCACCAGCATACTGAAGCAGCGCACAAAAAATATTGCTCCGTTGCCTCACGCCCACCAGCAACAGAATCCACCACAGGAAAAGACGGTGGTCAGCATTGCCGTTGATCCGGAGTCACCGGCTCAGTATCTCCAGCGCCAGAAACCACAACGGGAAGATATGCCTGTATACACGCGTTGGGTAAAAACGCAGAAATGCATGACGTGTGGCAATCAGGCAGATGATCCGCATCACATCATTGGTCATGGACTGGGAGGGATGGGAACAAAGGCTGATGATTTGTTTGTTATTCCGCTGTGCCGTAAATGCCATAGCGAACTACACGCCGGGGTAAAAGATTTTGAAGAAAAACACGGCAGCCAGCTGTTGTTGCTGATTCGTTTTTTAATGCACGCGAGAAATTCGGGTGTCCTGAAGTGGAAAGCATGAATGACTGAACGCATAGAATTTGTTTTGCCTTACCCGCCAACGGTGAACACTTACTGGCGACGTCGTGGCAGCACATATTTTGTATCAAAAGCCGGTGAGCGTTATCGCCGTGATGTGGCGCTTATTGTTCGCCAGCAGCGGCTGAAATTAAACCTGTCCGGAAGGCTGGCGATAAAGATTATTGCAGAGCCACCGGATAAGCGTCGTCGTGACCTGGACAATATCCTGAAAGCACCACTGGATGCGCTGACGCATGCCGGACTTCTCATAGACGACGAGCAGTTTGATGAAATCAATATTGTGCGCGGTCAGCTCGTTCCTGGGGGGCGGCTGGGCGTGAAGATTTACAAAATTGAGAGTGAGTGATCGTAAATATGATATATCCGGAAATTACAGGCAAAAGCGGCGAGCATTTACGTCTAAAAACGCTGGAAGCCGTCTGGATCCAGGGGAAATTACGGATGTGGGGGCGTTGGTCGTATATAGGTGGTGGCAAACCAGGAAATATGTTCAATCAGTTGCTGACATCCAAAAAACTGACAAAAACCGCGATCAATGAAGCCCTGCGTAGAATCAGGGAGTCAGGGATTGATAAACCAGAGCTGGAAGCATTCTTGCGAGAGATGATCGCTGGCAGACAGAAGAGCTGGTTGTCTCACTGTACTGATGCAGAGGCGTTACGCATTGATGGGGTGATAAGTAAAGCGCTTGCACGTTATCCTGGATTGATTGATATCCTGCGGCAAAGGTACGAAGGGCGGGGGATGAGTAAACGCAAAATGGCTGAATTGTTGAATGAGGTTCACCCTGAGTGGTGCTATGCAACATGCCGCAATCGTATAGATATGTGGCTGAGAATAGCTGAGTTTATTCTGTATCCACTGATGCGAGATGCATTTTCTTTTACTGACGCTTAGAATCTGGAGGGCGTTTGTTGTTGCACGAAGAGGATTTTTGGCTGGTAGTAAGGTTTGTGCAGTTTTAGAAAAAAAGCTTGTATTTTTAGCCATAAACTGTTTCAATCCAGCTACGCTTCGCAAAGCTGTACCGCGAGGCGAATAGCAGACATGGACACCTGAAAGAACCCGCTTTATGCGGGTTTTTTTATGCCTGAAAAACGGCACAGAACATTAAACGCGCTGGTTGTTGTGAATACTGGTCTTTCAGCTTGCTGGCTTTTTCGACAAGAGGTATTGGTATGTCACGTTAACCGGAAAAGGGAAAAAGGCATGCTAAAACAGCAGGATATGACCGAAACCGCCAGAGTGGTGTTTAATGAATTAAGCGTCACCGAACCGGCGACCGTCGGGGAAATTGCGCAGAATACTGACCTTTCACGCGAACGCTGCCAGTTAATACTGACTCAGCTTGTTATGGCGGGTCTGGCAGATTATCAGTTCGGTTGTTACAGACGCCTTCCGCAGTGAAGGCTTTTTAATTTGTGGTAATGGGCGGCTGGTGGGTGTTAGCGGCACCTGCCAGCCATCTGCTCATGCGTTGGGGTCACAAGCAAACCTCAGGCCCATCTGCTTTGCGCAAAAGCGGTATGAGCCTATCAGAGAAGTGCTTATTGATCTATGGCTAATACTGTAAAAATATCCAGTTGTGAGTTAATCAACGCTGATTGCCTGGAATTTATCCAGACCTTACCGGAAAATTCTGTCGATCTGATAGTCACAGACCCGCCATACTTTAAAGTGAAGCCCGAGGGCTGGGATAACCAGTGGGAGGGCGACGATGATTACCTGAAATGGCTGGACCAGTGTCTGGCGCAGTTCTGGCGGGTACTGAAGCCTACCGGAAGTCTTTACCTGTTCTGTGGTCATCGCCTGGCATCTGACACCGAAATCATGATGCGTGAGCGCTTTAATGTGCTGAACCACATTATCTGGGCGAAGCCGTCCGGACGCTGGAACGGGTGCAATAAGGAAAGTCTGCGGGCGTATTTTCCGGCAACAGAGCGCATTCTGTTTGCAGAACATTATCAGGGACCGTATCGCCCGAAAGATGATGGCTATGTGGAGCAGGGGCGCGAGCTAAAACAGCACGTCATGGCCCCGCTGATTTCTTACTTTCGTGATGCGCGTAAATCACTGGGAATAACGTCAAAACAGATAGCGGAAGCCACCGGAAAGAAAAACATGGCTTCGCACTGGTTTGGTGCCAGTCAGTGGCAGTTACCGAACGAGGGTGATTACAATAAATTGCAGGCGTTGTTTGCGCGTGTTGCGGCAGAAAAACATCAGCGCGGGGAACTGGAAAAGCCACACCACCAGCTGGTCAGCACATACAGTGAGCTGAACCGGCAGTATACGGAACTGCTGAGTGAATATAAAAATTTGCGGCGGTATTTCGGTGTGACGGCGCAGGTTCCGTACACCGATGTCTGGACGCATAAACCGGTGCAGTACTATCCAGGGAAACATCCGTGCGAAAAACCGGCAGAAATGCTGCAGCAGATAATCAACGCGAGCAGTCGTCCGGGAGACCTGGTTGCAGATTTTTTTATGGGTTCAGGTTCAACGGTAAAAGCGGCGATGGCACTGGGGCGTTGTGCGATTGGTGTTGAGCTGGAGACCGGACGTTTTGAACAGACAGTCAGGGAAGTTCAGGATTTAATCGTTTGAAACGGATGAGATTGCAGAATTAATTACGCACCATTATTATTCTGCTCCCGGCCCTTTAGCTCAGTGGTGAGAGCGAGCGACTCATAATCGCCAGGTCGCTGGTTCAAATCCAGCAAGGGCCACCATCACATACCGCCATTAGCTCATCAGGATAGAGCGCCAGCCTTCGAAGCTGGTTGCGCGGGGTTCGAGTCCTCGATGGCGGTCCATTATCTGTACCCTGCGTTGTTAGCTCAGCCGGACAGAGCAATTGCCTTCTAAGCAATCGGTCACTGGTTCGAATCCAGTACAACGCGCCACGCTTATTTTTCCAGGCTCGCTTCGGCGGGCCTTTTTCATATCCGCGCCACGCCCGGCGCACATCAAAAAACCACAGAGCCTTTCAGGGGTGAGCTTACGGGATGGTCAGTGTGACTTTCTCTGTGGGCTGGTCACCCCCGGGCGCAGGCTCACCCACTAAAAGGAAAAGTCACGATGTTTGGTATTTTCAAAAAGAAAACCCGCAAGGCCATTACCGAGGTGAAGAAGATGGAGAACCGTGACGCAGTGGAGGCGACCGTCTGGGGCGCGTACTCCATTGCATACGCTGACGGCACCTGTGACGCGAAAGAAATCGCGGTACTGGAAAAAACCATTGCAGCACTTCCTGTCTTTGCGCCGTTCTCCGGTGAGATTGCACAAATGAGTGCAAATATCCGCGCCCGTTATGAAGCGTCGCCGCGTTCTGCCAATGCCGAAGCTCTTCGTCAGCTGGCTGATGTTGCCGGTACTGATGATGCAGTTAATGTGCTGTGCCTGTGTCTGGATATCGCTGACCAGGACGGTATCGGTCAGGAAGAAGAAGCGCAACTGAAGAAAATTGCGCAGGCGCTGCAGTTGCCGCTGGAGCAGTACCTGTGAAAAGTGCGCGCCTTGTGCTGGCTGTCATCCTGTTGTTTCTGGTAGTGGTGGTTGATTTCACCGGACGACTGATGTCGGTGCTGGCAGATGGTGTGCTGGTGGCGATGGCGCTGGTCGTGCTCCGGCCTTTACTGCGTAAATCTGAATAACATCACACAAAAGGCATCTGCGGATGCCTTTGACGGGGTGTTTTTTACGGGTCGCTGGTGGCCCTTTTTTATTTTCAGGAGGAAGTATGTCTGAACCCTTATCCGGTTCCGGCACGGCTGCGGCGCTGGGTGGCGCGACGGTATTCGGGCTGTTTACCGGGATGGATTTCGGGATTGTGTTTGGCGCGTTCGCCGGGGCGTTATTTGTGGCAACGATGCCGCAGTCACTTTCAGTCTGGCGCGTGGTGGCACATTTTCTGGTGTCGTTTATTGTCGGCGTGCTGGGAGCGCGTGTGCTGTCAGCCTGGATTGCATCAAAAACAGGGTATGACGGTACATCAGCAGATGCGCTTTGCGCGGTGCTGGTCTCGGTGGTGTCGGTGAAGATTCTCTCGTTCATCCACCAGCAGGATATTGCATCGCTGGTGTCCGGTGTGTTCTCCCGCCTGCGGGGTGGAGGAGGCGGCAATGTTAAGTAACCTTCCCGAATTGCTGAATGTGGCGTTATGCATGGTTATCGTGCTGACGCTCTTTTTTTATCGTCGCCGTGATTCCAGACATAAACCGCTGGTGTCATGGCTGGCCTGGCTGCTGATGCTGCTGTATGCCTTTGCGCCCCTCAGCTATCTGTGTGGTCGCCCGTTAGCAACGGGCTGGCTGGAAGTGTTTTTTAATCTGCTGTTCTGCGTGCTGGTGATACGCGCACGCGGGAACGTCACAAAAATCTTTCCATTGTTGAGGTGAATATGCCGGGTAAATTCAGATTCAGCCGTCGCAGTGAAAAAAATCTGGAGGGTGTCAAACCACAGCTGGTTGCTGTAGTTCGCCGTGCGCTGGAGCTGACGGAGGTTGATTTCGGTATTACGGAAGGCCTGCGCAGTAAGTATCGCCAGAAACAGCTGGTTGCGGAAGGGAAAAGTCAGACCATGAACAGCCGCCACCTGACCGGTGATGCGGTGGATGTTGTGGCCTACATTGGCAGTCAGGTGTCATGGGAGTGGCCTCTGTACGAGAAAATCGCACAGGCATTTAAGCAGGCTGCCGCAGAGCTGGGGATCGCTATCGAATGGGGCGGGGACTGGAAAACGCTGAAAGACGGACCTCACTTTCAGCTGAAGCGATAAGTAAAACAAAACCCCGGCTGGGGGAACAGTCCGGGGTTTTTAGTTTTCACGTCAAAGGGGAAATTGTGATTAGTGAGTAGGGAGAAAATCCTCGTGGGAAAGTATAAAAGATTCTTTTTGAGGTTGTCCATTATGAAAGGTATTGAAATGGAAACTCCCGCGAGCCTTGATTTGACAAGGGCTGCGGCCTTTGCAATTCGCCTTGTGGCGGTCGCTGTTCTGATTTGGGCTGTGCGTTGGTGGTGATATGGCGCGAAAACACTGGACACACAGAATGCCGCGAACGGCGGTGAAACGGGCACTGGTAGCGATACTGGTGCCTTTTTTATTGGTGGGGTGCGTCAGCCTGGATAAGGCGCGCCAGCTTTTCGATACCGCGTCTCAGGTCTGTGAAATTGTCGACGGTGTTCGGCAGTGTCTGCAGAACTGATCGCCTGTAAGAGCAGAATATTTTGCTGAAAAATGAAGGATGCGCCAGCGTCCGGTAAGCATGAAATTCTGTGTTTGTGGCTACTCAATAAAATAAATTCTTTCTGTCGCCGCGAATACTCAAATGTTGATCAGTGCCCGGTGCGGCGACGGGCTTCGATATCAGGAGACGATGATGGAAAAAACAGAAAACAAACCGATTGTAATTGGTGCTGATGCTGCTCCGTTTAAGTTTGAGTTGTCTCAACTGGTGGAGATGCGTATCAGTGATGAATGGGGTGAGGTTAAAGCCCGCGCGCAGTATGCGGATGGCGAAAACCAGTACTTGATCCACTACAAAGCAGCTGATGGTCGCGCCACGACGGAGTGGTTTGGTGAGTCAATGCTGGAAGCAACAGAAGATGATCGTCATCCGGGTTGTCCGGTATTTGCCGGTATGAAATTACCGGAAGGTGCAGTTGAACTGCAGCCGGGTGAGGTGTTCGTAATGACAGACATCATTGATGGTAAACCGCAGTATTCGCGTATTGAAATGAATAGTAAGAGTGCTCGCCTGATTCGTGAGTAACAGGCATTACAGCAGCCCTTCACTCTAAGGGGTTGCTGTAATGTGAGAAATAAAAAACCGGTCACAGGGAGCAGCTACACAGAAGCGGCCGGCGAAGACCGCCAATACCACCCATGCATTGATGCAACATACTAATGACAATAGCCGCTATTGATGTAAATGCAATGTTATGCATCGACGAAAATAAAAAACCGGCAGGGGAAATCCATTGAAGATTTGCCGGTGGCAAAAGAGGGCCATGTTTTTAACCTTAGTCGCAGAGTTACGGAGTGCAACTACGAATGCTGCCGGTATATGGCTGAATGGCGTTTCAATGATGTACGTCATCTTATCTGTAAATGTTAATGACAAACGCTCTCATTTGTGCGGGTCCTTCCGGTGGGGTGGCCTGCCACGGGGCGGAAGGCGCGCGGGTTTTCGCTATTTATGAAAATTTTCCGGGGAAAATCATGTCGGTACTTCTCGAACATAACTATTTGTTTTTTCTAATATCGAATCCGTAAAAGGTCCGACATGAAAACGCCTAAAAAAGTCATTTTCGGGCACTTTCATGTCGGACCCTGTGTTTGTTGTGAGACTGTTTCATGAAGGTTAATAAAAAGAAACTTGCCGAAATTTTCAACGTGGATCCGCGAACGATTGAACGCTGGCAGTCTCAGGGACTCCCTTGCGTCTCCGGAGGTGGTAAGGGCGTTGAATCTGTATTTGATACCTCCATGGCAATTCAGTGGTATGCGCAGAGGGAGGCTGATATCGAAAATGAAAAACTCCGTAAAGAGGTTGAGGATTACAGAGCTGCCAGTGAGGCAGATCTCCAGCCTGGGACTATTGAGTACGAACGCCATCGACTTACGCGTGCGCAGGCCGACGCACAGGAGCTGAAGAATGCCAGAGACTCCGCAGAAGTGGTGGAAACCGCATTCTGTACTTTCGTGCTGTCACGGATCGCAGGTGAAATTGCCAGTATTCTTGACGGGATCCCTCTCTCGGTACAGCGGCGTTTTCCGGAACTGGAAAACCGACATGTTGATTTCCTGAAACGGGATAT